ACGTGGTTGAATTCATTATGAAATGTAGGGAAGATTACGACAAACTTCTCGACGATTCACCCGATATACCAGCTATTACTATTCAAGCTTTCTTGGTCCAGTTCCCCGATAAAGAGAATAAACCGGATGTCTGTAACGGATTGAGTATCCTCGTACACGATGATGCAGCTTCTATAGGTTCATCTAAGCGTGCAGTGTCTAGATGGTTGGGTGCTTTGTCGGGTGTTAATACGCGACGAAGAAGTCGAGAGTTACCGAGAACAATCAGTGGACTTGTAAATGAAATAGAAAATGTTTAAAATTCATCATCGAACTCAATCACATTAGAATCATCATCCATCTTACTATAGTCACCCACCCTCTTTTCAAAGAAGTTCGTCTTACCATCGAGTGAAATATTTTCCATGAAATCAAAAGGATTCTTGGAGTTCCAAATCACGGGATGACCGACTTGTTTTAAAAGTCGATCCGATACATATTCGATATACTCGGACATTTTTTCAGAATTCATACCGATAAGACTACATGGGAGAGCATCCAATATGAAACTCTTTTCAATTTCAACTGCTTCCTTAATGATACCATGTATAGTTTCCGTGGAAAGTTTATGTCTAAACATATTGAAGAGTTCGACCGCAAACTCTTGGTGTAGACCTTCATCGCGACTAATAAGTTCATTACTGAAACAGAGACCAGGGAGAAGCCCACGCTTCTTTAGCCAGTAGATGGCACAGAATGACCCAGAGAAGAAGATACCCTCTACACAAGCGAAAGCGAAGAGTCGTTCCGTGAAGGGTCGGGACTTGTCAAACCATTTCATGGCCCAACTCGCTTTACGCTCTATACAAGGGATTGTCTGTATCGCTTGGAATAACTGTTTCTTTTCGGCCGAATCCTTGATATATTTATCGATCAATTTAGAATAGGTCTCCCCATGTACCATCTCGTTATGGGATTGGTACGCATAAAAGGACCGTGCTTCGGGAGATTGTATCTCATCAGCAAAGTTGTTGTTAATATTTTCAAACACAATTCCATCAGAGCCGGCGAAGAATGCTAATATATATTTGATGAACGTTTGTTCGTTCTCCGTTAAATTTTTCCAGTCTTCCATGTCCTTCGAAAAGTCGATCTCTTCAGCAGTCCAATTGGACATTTGTGCCTTTTTGTAGAGATCCCAGAGGTTTTGGTGTTTGAGTGGGAAAATAGTAAAACGGTCCAACGTCGGTTCTAACAGTGGTTCATACTCTTCTTCTAGGAACTGTTGAAATTCAAAGTAGTTACCTATATGACGATCGTTCACGAATATTTGAGGATAGGAATCAAACTTACCATCACATAACTTTTTCAGTTCGTCTCGATCCATATTGGTTTTTTCATAGTCGAAACCTTCGGATGCACACATCTTTACCGCCGCATCACATAAACCACATCCATCCTTTGAATAAATCTGAACTCTCATCTGTGTTATTTACCCTGATTATATTTTGTCCGAAAACTCTAAGTATGATCTCGCGCGGAAGTATTTTCCAGGACGATATTGTCAGATTGCTTGTAGATGAAGATGGATTGGAGGAACAGATGTACGCCATTGTCGGTATGAATACGGGGAATACGTTAGGTGTCAAGTATCTATCACCGACGAACAAAATATATAAATCAGCATGTGTCTACCAGTTGGAGACTGGAGATCTCAACCCAGCCCCATTTGAGAGTATTTGTGAACATTACCTAAGTGGGACCAAGTTTACTGATATCGGAATGAAATTAGTTGGTGAGAACATGTACAGTCTACACGAAGAGATAGATGTTGAAGATAATGACAGTGACATTTACGAAGACCACGACGACTCCGATACTGACTCTGAAATGGCGGACTTCATTGTCCCCGACGATGGGGATGTCGTAGAAGCTCCACCAGGACAGGATATTGTCGATAGGGAATGGAACAATTGGGAACCCTCTACGTTGGGTGCTAAGAGTTACAAGGACACTATAGACACGATCGAACGATACGCAAGAAGTTTATAACCTAAGTGCGTTAATTTTGAGTGATTTATTAATGTATATCAAGTATAATGGAATTAGTTACTATATGGAATCAACTCGATGCTCTCATCGATACGAAAAAAGAAATAAAACTGGATACTACAAATAAGAATATATGTGGTGAATGCGACGGAATAAAAGTGATCACACCTGAAGGACTACCAGTGTGTTCATCATGTGGTCTCGTAGAGGATCGTTTTATCGACGAGTCTCCCGAATGGACCAGTGGTGTAAGTGAAGATGGAAAGGTGAATGATCCATCGCGATGTGGGAACCCCAATTCAAATCCTGAACTGTTTTCGCAAGCATGGGGTAAAGGAACGATCATGGCGACAACCTATTCGTCAAAGTATGAGATCAAACGCATGGCGAAAATTAATTTTCACATGTCGATGAATCATAAGGATCGGTCCTTATTTCATGCATACAAAGGTATCGATGAAGCGTGTCATACACTTCCAGACTCGATACTCAAGGATGCGAAGATGATGTACAAGAAATTTGATGATGGTAAATTAACCAGGGGTGCTGTACGTACAGGTATCAAGGGTAATTGTGTATTATATGCGTGTAGATTGGCGAAGGTGCCGAGGACTACGAAAGAAATTGCCGACATGTTTGGAATTCAAGGGAAGGATATCAGTCGTACAACACAGATTTTCAAAGAAACTATTATGGGGAAGACGGAGAAGAACTATATGACAAAACCCTGTGACGTTGTACATCGGTTACTTGGGAATTTCAATATAGGACAGAATTACCGTCCCATATGTAATAAGATCTGTAGCGAGATTGAAGGGTGTATCGAACTCATGAGTAAAACACCGAACAGTATCGCATCTGCTGTGATACTCATAGCACTTAAAGGTGTATACACGAAGGGTGATATATGTTCAACATGTAGTGTTTCTATACCCACTGTAAACAAGATTGAAATTATCATTAGAAAGCACTTAGAGGTGAAAGGTGTTATATTATAAAATGGTGAAAGTATTTCTTTCAACTCCATGCTATGGGGGGCTATGTTTAGATAAATATATGACTAGTATAATTAAACTTCAACTTCTTCTCATTAATAAAAATATTCAACTCATGCTCGATACGACCGAAAACGAATCATTAGTACATCGAGCTCGTAATGTATCTGTTGGCCGTTTCATGCAAAAGACTGATGCTGACTTTTTCATGTTCATTGATGCTGATATTGATTTTGACCCAGAATCTGTTGTCAAACTTCTCGAATCTACACATGATATCGCTGTCGGGTGTTACCCAAAGAAGGTTGTGATGTGGGATCAAGCCGCAGATGCTGTGAAGAATGGTGATGAGCGAGACATGGCGATGCTTTCGTCTAGTCTTGTCGTAAATGTTGGTTCCGCTAGACGAAGTGTCGAAAATGGTTTTGTAGAAGTTCTTGATGGACCAACTGGATTCATGTTAATCAAGAGATCTGTATTCGAGCGTATGCATGAGCATTACAATGAACTTTGGTGTAAAAATGATCACCAGAATCGAGATTTTGATGACTATTGTGCCGTATTCGATTGTATGATTGACCCCGACAGTAAGAGGTATCTCTCTGAAGATTATGCATTCTGTCGACGATGGCAAAAGATAGGTGGTAAGATCCATGCTCACATCCATACAACACTTGGTCACATAGGTAATTTACCTTTTACCGGATGCCTAAACGATAGGCTTAAGGTTTAAAATTCTTTATTTATAAATGAAGTTCGCAACTATCATTGTTACTCGATCAAAGTCTTGTCATGTCAAAACACTTCATACAATTCTTCGTATGAATATCGAATGTATTCGTAATGGACATCAGAATGAAATAACATTTGTAAATGATGACCCATATGCAAAGGCGAAAATGATTGAGAATCATCTACCCACAAGTGATCGGATTCTCTTTGTTGATTTTGGTATCAGTATCGACCCTGATAGTATCATCGAACTACTTAAACCACATGAAGATGTTGGGTGCCTTGTTTTACCAGGAGTGAAAGAAGGTATCGATTGGGCCATGTTCAAGGAAAAGGTGCATAATAATATTGATGAACCTGTACACCAGATGGGTCTCAATTTCGATACGACGATTGATCAAGAACTTTCAAAAGACTTATATACTGTGAAGGAAACATCAGCTCGTGCGTGGATCATGAACTGTAAAGCCGTATCTGATACACTTCAATCATCAAAGAATGATAAAAGATTTGGTGTTGCGACGATTCCTCCTCGGATGGATATGATGTTTTTTAAATTTAAGGAAGTTGGTATTAAAATTATTGCGTATACAGCAGCTAAGTTGACGATGACATATGGTCATGAATGTGTCAGTAGTCTTCTCAATTCTGCAGGTGTTAAAACAACATAAAGTTATAAAACCTTAGACTACTATGAATCAGTATGTCAAGAATTTCATCCTCAAGACGTGGGGTGTGAAGGATAGATTTCCTGGCCCCCAACCTATATCCATCGAATTCAAGCATTTTCCCATATTGAAAAATAACGATTATGTCGTATGTGAAAAGACTGATGGTGTTCGTCACATGATGGTTGCAATCATGTACGAAGGGAAGAAACACTGTGTGTTCGTCAACAGAAACTTTCAAATGTTTTCTGTTCCACTCCACTGTAAAAGTTCCGTTTTCGATGGAACGATTTTAGATGGTGAGTTATACGGAGATACATTTCTTGTCTATGATACGGTCATGATTGAGGGAACTGTTGTGGGACATCTAGATTTTATCAGCCGTCTCGGTCATGCAGAAAAAGTTATCAAGGGTCTCATAAGTATGAAGTCGGATCGTGTCAAGGTGAAACTCAAGAAATTCCATGTGATGAAAGAATTTAAAACTTTCATGAACGACTATCTACCGACAGTCAAGGAGTCTGTGGATGGATTAATATTCACACCGGTGAATGAACAAGTTCGCATGGGAACACATGAGACAATGTTCAAATGGAAACCCAAAGAAAAAAACACGATCGACTTCTTAGCCAAAGTGGATGCTCGAGGTGTTTGGCGTTTGTATGTCCAAGAGAAGGGTAAATTGTATCTTGAAGGTGAAATTCCACCCGACAAGGCGGATGATATCCCGATATTGGAGAATGGAGCAATCCTTGAATGTATGTATATGGAACGCGACACGCCCATGTGGTGGAAACCACTTCTGAAACGTGAAGATAAGGACTACCCCAATAATAGAAGAACCTTTTATAGGACACTCGTCAATATCACTGAAGATATCAAGATGACTGATTTTTTAAGATGTATATAAGTAAATAATGTGGAGCCATGATAGGAACCTGTTGTAATGTAACCACATCGTCATCATTACAATACCATGTATCGTCACTTTTCGTAAATGCGACATAATGTCCACCTCTCTGAACACCCATATGAATCGCAGATGCCACGAGTTCATATTCGTGTGTATCAATTGTGAGATGTTCAATCACTCCAAACATACCCCTCTTGTCAAAGGATATCATCAATACATTTGGATACTCTGAGAAGAGACACCTCGTCGTCGCCACATGATGGACCTTACCATCATCATCCTCGTAATCACTCAATGTATTCCACTTCACACTGTGCATCATCATTTCCTCTAACGTATTTGAGGTAGTACACAAAATATGAACACTAAATAATTCTTCATGATTCTTTTTACCACCTGGCCATATCGTTTCCTGTACCTTTTTCCCGTAGAAATTGGATTTTATGTCCGGTACTGACTGTTCGAGTATATCGATACAACAAAGGATTGCTTCCTGAACATCGTGTTGTTGCCCAACAATAAACCTTGGAAACTTTTTTACAAATTCTTCGAGAAGATCATTCACATTGAAGGTTGCTTTGATAGTATCATCCCAATACTTTCTGACGAACTCTGAAAAAAGTTTCGTAAAGGAACATGTTCCATCATACCCTTTCATCATGAAATACTCTCTCACAATAGGCACATGGAGGAGACATTGAAGGGTCGTATTGAAATAGCATGTATTTCCATTATTCAGTATCCCTTTCATTACAATTTTCGCATAAAAAACACTTAAGAGGAATACGCGATACTTAAATTGTAAGTAAAAATGAATACCGAAATCGTCTACAAGAAGATTCACAAACTATTCGAACAGCATCAGAATGATCCACATGTTGAAGTTGAAATGCGTCTTGGGAAGTTCAATGGTAAATTATTCGATACCAATGTTGGGAAGGATACATTCGATAAGGTCTACCGTGCCTTGGTAAAATATCAAGCATGGGAAAAAATATACACCACACAAGAAGAAGTGTTTTATCGAGACCGAGACAATATTCGTATGTCGATCGATCAGAACACGGGTGATCAGAAGATTGTACAGAAAACCAGTGTTCATAAAGAAGATTTCAAGAAAATTAAGGGCGTACCTTACGATGTGAGAGTTGCTTTCAGTAAAGAAATTCCCATGGATATTGACGATTTCGGTGACATGGATCGGAAGCGTTCCAAGCATCGCCAGTCCTTCGTTCGCAAAAACCTTTCTATCGATCTGACAATGTCGACTGGTGATGCGATAGACATGGATGCGGAGGACATGACGGAGTATCAAGTTGAGTTTGAAATCATCGCCCCTCCTGATGTAAAATCCAAAAATGAATTGTTGAACATTGTACAGAAAGTAAATGATCTATTGAAGGTATTTTAGATAAGCCATTTTAGTACGAGTAAAATGGTATACCCAATTGTTGTAATTAAATTAAAGTCCCGCTGGGTGATCAAAAGAACCTGTCACATCGAGACCCTGTAGTTCAAACCCCGAATCAACGAGTTCAATCTGTTCTTCTTCCATATCTGGGAGAGGGAGAGGGGCGTCCCGCATAGGAACTGGTACCACATTCGCCTCAACTTCCACCTGTTTCACTTTCATGGGAGGAGCTTCCTTCTTGAGGTACATGATACCCCACACGATCAACATGAACACGACGGTGTGCAAGAGAAGGCCACCGAATTTGGGGCAGCCGTTGGGTCCAGCAACCCACTGCCCGAGAAGGCGACGCATAAGAATAAAAGTTTGGGGGTTGGCGACAACGAAGAAAATCAACGCGGACATCATCGAGATGAGAAACTTCTCCCGAGCCTTGCCACCATTGCACCCACATCCACAGTCTTTAAAGATACCCATTTATTTTACCTGGAGAAAAAAAATATACTTAAAGTTTTTGATCATATAGAATATACAACAACCCACTATGTCGCTTGCCATCCAAAAATTTTCCGAATTCAATGCCAGCAACGTTTCCTTCTCCAAACTTCGTAAGAACAAGAATGGGGGGAAAGCTGTCTATCTCAACAGTAGCGACAACAAAAAAGTATTCGTCCAACTCCCTTTCATGCGTTCCCCCTACGGTCTAAGTGCCTACACTGATGAGGCTACTGGGCGTACGAGTTATTCGTTAGATATCTCTTTCGATGCCGATAACGCAGAATCTGCACAATTCCTCGAATCCATGGCTGCACTCGATGATATCGTTGTAAACATGGTTGCCGATAACTCGAAGGAATGGCTCGGTAAAAAGTTCAACGTCGCCGTCTTGAAGGAGGCTCTTTACAAACCCATCGTCCGCCCTGGCAAAGAGCAGTACCCTGCGACCATGAAGCTTAAGATCCTCACCAAGAGTGATGGGTCTTTTGTTCCTGAAGCGTATAACATGCAACGCGAATCCGTGTCTCTTGACACGATCGAAAAGGGTCAGAAGGTACTTGCCATCATCGACCTCAACCAGATCTGGTTCATCGATAACAAGTTTGGTGTGACGATCCGTTTACAACAAGTACTTCTCGAACAGTCTGAGAAGCTTCCTTCGTTCGCCTTCCAGGGTCTAGACCTCCCAGGTGCGAATGATGCACAAGATGACATAGAGATGGAAGAAGAGTGTGAAGTTGACGAATAATAAAATATCATTTTAGAATAGATGAAAGACATTCTTGCTATAACTACTTTATTTGGAATCATTTACGGATCATTGGAACCTGAACATTTTGGTTTCGAGAGTGTCCTTGACCCATTCTATTTCTCGTTCACGACAATGAGTACTGTTGGGTACGGTGATTATAGTCCCAAGACGAACCTTGCCAAGGTATTGGTGATGTGTCAAAACGCGATGCTATTGAGTAAATTTGTAGCATGATTAAAAACCCATTGATAAGAAGATTCCATCTTCTCTTGAATGTAATAAAATCTGTATATAAATTAACTATGAATACCCTTGAGAGTAATCTCAAACAGTTCTTGAGGGGTAAGAAGGCATGTTCTCCAGGTGACTATTTGAAACTCCCACACTGGCCCAATGGACGAATGATCCCTGGTAAGGGTAAAATGCTTGGTCAGGGTCTATACGGTAAAGTGTACAGAGGAAGTGTCAACAATAATGGGCGTCGATATGTCGCGTACAAAGAGATCGATACCAGACGGAATAATTTGGGCATGGCCAATTTCGAATTTAACGTCGCGAAAAAATTGAAGGGATATGGCGTACCTGATATGTATCTCTACAAGAAGTGTGAAGGTATAGATATTCTCTATCTCGAGTATATCAAGGGTGGTGAATTAGAGAAATGGTGGAAGACCACACCTTCATTGGGGGCGAAGAAATCAGCAATGGCACAGATTTTATACAACTTGTACAGAATCAGACAGAAGTTTCCAGGATTTAGACACCACGATCTTCATGGTGGTAACATATTGATTCGTCCCGTACCGGTCAAGAATATCACTATCAGATTACCTACTAAAACGTATACGATTTCCAACGGAGGGGTTGAAGCTGTCATGATTGATTTTGGGTTATCCACTTTCCCTCGAATGTCGAACCCTATGATTGACGATGGTTCATACGAGCATGTAGCAATCTCTAAAAAGTCTCACCCACTCTACGATCTTCACCTCTTCATGAATACTGTTTTTAAATTCGTGGAGCAACCAAAAAACAAAGAAGATCGTCAGGTACACAATTTCATCAAGTCTCTCATCCCCGATGGGTATCGTGGTATGGAAAATACCTATGTGACCTTTTACCGTCTCGGAAAGGACTTCAACGAACAACACAACAAGGTCCTCCCTAGTTTCCAGAAAGTTTTGAGTAGTTCATTCTTCACTGGTGAGACACGTGTTGAAAGGGTACTACCAAAGCCTATAAAGAGAGCTGTGATCCTTAAACCTAAACCTAAACCGAAATCACCTGTAAACCAGAAGAATGCCATGGCTCGTGCCATTGCTGTCATGAAGGGTAAGACTGTCCAAACTCGAAAGAGACCAGGAGTTCCCGTTATCGCCGCGAAGCCGAAGAGCCCAGTCGTGTTACCACGGGTATATAAGTTCACTAATAGAACCGGTAAAGATCGTGTCTACAAATCAAAGGCATGGTATGAAAAGGCATTGGCTAAAAATAAATCTACACAATAAGTAAACAATGCTCGCGTTCCTCATTCTCATTATGGTGAATGCCTACATTTTGATGAAAACGGGTGAATCTCCTGCTATTCAGGCGGCACCTGGTGAGAAAGGTTGGACTATTTTCGGGACCATGGGGTGTGGTTGGACTCGAAAACAACTGGAACACATGAAGAAGGTCAAAAAACCTTTCACATTTGTGGACTGTGATAAAGGGGGCTGCGACGGTGTCGACGCGTTCCCTATGACTGTTGACCCCGAGGGTGAAAAACACGTTGGGTACAAGGAGTTTTAACAACCACGAAGTACCATCAACGCAATGGAGAGAAGAAACGCCTCAAGCATGGTTTTGATGGGTTTCAGGACTGTGATGTGCTTCACCAGTGATTCATTCCAGAGGAATCGAAGAATAAACGTACTGAGAAGTGTGATGAATATATACAACATCACGAGTTTCACACGTTCTTCGGTCGTCTTGGCGGCAGCAATGTCACGGATCATTTATAATATACTAACATAATATAAATGAGTCGTCGTCCACCACCCCTTAGTGGGTCGGAACCCACGTTTACGAATAAGTACTGGGGTACTTCAATAGGTATAGGTAACAATAACTGTTACGCCTACGCCGTGGGAGACTATGAGAAATATCGTCATCAAAAGAGTGTTCCTGGTGATAAAAGTGGTCGTTCGAGATGGTATCACTCTTACACGAACTGTAAGAGTTTACCTCAGCGTGTCGTCTCCGATAACCCTAAAAAGGTATACGTCGTCAAGGGGAATACGAGATGTAAAACGGGGTACTATAAGGTAATGATGTTTGTGACCGGTAAAAACAAAAAGTCACCCTTCAATAATGGTGACTTCCATTTTTACAAACAGCATGGCCTGGTAGAATATCGACCAACGACTGGGGATACGAAAACGAGTATCGCTAAATTTTTTAAGGTATCGACGCGTAAAATACCGACAGTAGTCGTCGGTAAATTGATGAAAATCCGCGTTGGTGTGTTCAGTCACAAACGTGGTTGGGCGACAGGTCCATTACTAAAAGATGCGAAGGGTCAAGTCATTAAGGATCCTAGGAAGGCGAGTAGAAATTATGGGGGTTTAAATTACAACACCTATTGTAGTTCATTCTGTGTGAAGAACAAGGGGATCAATGTCGGCAAGACTCGAGCCAATATCCAAAAGAAGAGCATCTAAATCTAGAACATCCTCCACATCAAATGATATATCAAATATATCCATCACATTGAATATCATATCCTCATTCATCGATATGACATTTGATGTTGTGTTATAATTATTCTCGACTGTCAAGGTCACCTTGAAATTGGACACATCGAATACCTTTCGACATGTTGGGCATGTATTTTTACCCTGATCTTTCCAGTGTTGTAAACAGTCTGAGTGAAACACGTGACCACATCGAATTGGTGGATTATTTCGAGTCGGTCTAACATCAGATAGACATATAGAACACGTCGACATTTCCCTTGTTTAAGCAATTAAACTTTTTTTAATATATACCCGCAACCTTGAGAAGAGGCTTGTCACATCGCTGACATTGACCATCGGCGGCAACCGTCTGTTCGTTGGTGACCATGTCGATGAGTTCGGGACCCTTGCTCTGGAGGAGTTGCCGGTACTTGTAGTTGTCGACGTAGTCGACTCCGTTGTTCGTCATGATGTAATTGTTCAAAAGACGGGAAGATGTGTTTATGGTGAAACATCTCCCATCGGCCATACCAAGTCGTTGAGACATTTAGTATAAAATTAGAAATTAATTTTGTTGTTGACAATTGTATTTGTCCAAGGATGAAACTCTTTTTTCTTTAGTTCCTGAATCAGGTCCTGACATTTGTATCCCATGAAAACATCAAATACATCGGTGACCTGAGTTGGTGACACCCTGATGTTTGCACAATCGTTGATGTGGTGATTGATAATGTTATACGCGAATGCAATTTCTTTTAGTGTCTCGGCACCGGTGATAATGATTTTTCCTGTACTGAATATACTCGTAGTGATACGTTTCATATCTTCTGCTGGTTTAAACTTAATCTTAACAGCCGAGTATCGATCGGGTTCGAATGACACCTCGAATAAATCACTATATGCCTCAAAATGTTGAGCCGTAAGGTGAAGGTTAAGATTGTAGTTGAGACTGAAATTGGAATTGATCATCACGACTCTGAATGTATCCGGTGACAGTTTCTGCTCAATACATAAAACATCTGCGAATAGCATATTTAAACGGGTAACAACACGTTGACAATCAAAGAGATCGGAACACCCTGCAACCTGAATACTTCCATTGGGGAAAATCTTGATGGACTTGGTACTGTAGGTGTCCATATAGGTTAGAGTGACTTGGTTGTAAAATGTCGTAGATGTCTTGAGTGTCCACGGAAAGGGCATCTTTGACTGGAAGTCACGCATCTTATCATCTGGCTCAGCAAATAAAGCTTTAATCCCCTCGATATCAATCTTTACTTCTTCGCTAAAGCCAGAAATCATGGTGATGGTCGTGATCTTTACCCAAGAAGGCATCTTATCGGATGGAAATGTTTTCCTGAACTCATCGAGTGTCAGTAAGTAAGAAAACGTATTATTTGCAACCGGATGATACATGATGAATACAAAGTGTATAAAGTGTACATACTTAGGTTAAAGATTTCAGTACTTTATATTTTATGACTTCTATCCTTAAATCTGCACACGTCGTTCATGATGTAGATGAAGACCGCTCATACATTGAAATCTTATATTCTAAATATATCGGCGACGAAGGATATAAAACATTCGTCGATTACTTAAATGCTAAACCAATTGGCGAATGGACGAAGATCGTCTCACGTACACAATGTGTTCGTTATGAAAAATTCATCGATACCATGATCGAGAAGAATCTCGAAACGCAACAGAAGATGGCGAGTATCATGCATGAAAATATATTGAACTATATGTTCAAGAATATTAACACACAGATCAGACTCATGAACAGTGTCAAAATTCTGGATCCCACATTTACGCCACCTTTTATTAATAAGAGATGCTCTTGGCAGAGAGAGTTTGTGAATACTTTCTGCAAAGATATCTTACCGGATATCATCGAACGTTGTACGAATAGTTACCGTCTCGAACGATTTTTCAACGTCTTAAAATTAATAGAAATAGAAGCATGAGTACTGCTACTATCAGCATCCATCTAGGAAACACCCTCTTCTGTCCACGAACCTTTTCCACTAAAATCTTATTCTTTTTATAATCTGTAAATCCCGTGTCTATATTCCTCTGTGGGTGTAAGGGTTTAGACACTGGACACATCGAATCTTTTGTTGGGCCACTGAATGGTATACCGTGAGAATACAAAGAACCATCTTCATAGATCTCAAATTGGGCATCTTCCTCTACAGGTTCCTTGAAGGCCGAAAACTTCTCAACTCGACGCACTGTGCCTGGGCCTGAATGCACAAAGGGGTTGAGCCGATTCATTGAAGCTTCATCATCAAGCATACGTACACTCATATTGTTACTATCACATATTATAATTTTTTGTCTTGACCTTTTGTTTATGTTCCACCCACATCTTGTCTAAATCAACATTGAGCATATGTGCCAGTTGGAATAAATAACTGAAGACGTCCCCCATTTCCATCATCACATCCGTGCCACGCTCCTTTTTCAGATTCATTTTTTTGTATTTCTTTTTATACTGACGGATAGCCGATGCGAGTTCACCAAATTCTTCGGTGAGTAACAACCATACAGTGTCGACATTTACTTTGTCCCATCCCTTGGCCTTGCATACTTTTTCCGTCTCACACTTATAGTAGTTCAGGCTCATACTTACTGTATTAGTGAAAGTCAACTTTAATACACTTTAAGAGTATACTCATCATAATAGTATGACGGGTAAGCGATATGCCGATTTATTTTGTGGTCTAGGAGCCTTCCATACAGCATTCGATCGACTTGACCAGGGGTATGAATGTGTATTTGCATGTGACGTTGATGAACGAGTTAGAAGAATCTACAAAGAGAATCATGGGATTACACCACATAGTGACATCAATACGATTGACACAGAAGTCATGCCAGACTTTGATATTCTATGTGCGGGATTTCCGTGTCAGCCATTCAGTATCGCAGGTAAAAAGGAAGGTTTCAATGATAAAGATAAGGGTAATTTATTTTACAAGATATTAGACATAGTCGATCGTAAATCGCCACAAAAGATAATTCTAGAAAATGTGAAAAATTTACATACTATACATGACGGTGAAACATTTAGAATCATCATAGCATCCCTCGAAAAACGCGGATATAAAGTATCCTACAAGGTATTAGACGCCAAAAATTATGGTTCTCCACAGTCAAGACAACGCATCTATATCATATGTGACAAGGATACACTGTATACTTTTAGATCGGTCAATAAACCAATCACGCCTGTGTCGAGTATTATCGATCACACTGTGGACAAGTTCTTCGACTATGAAGATAAATATATACTTGAACCCACAAAGGGACGCATGAAATATAAACTCATCAATAAGAAAACGGGAAAAGGTGGGCGTCAAGGTGAACGGGTCTATTCGATCGATGATTATGGACCGACTATATGTGCGTCATCTGGTGGTCCTGGTTCTAAGACAGGTTTATACGAAATTGATGGGAAGATTAGAAAACTTTCCATCAAAGAGGCACTTCAAATGTCTGGTTTTAGTCCAGACTATCGTTACCAACCAAAGGATAACATGTTGTTTTATATCGGCAACAGTATTGTTGTTACTGTTCTAGAGGAATTGTTATGGGATATATGATATCTAGGAGAGAAGGAACAATTTTGAATTGAACATCATTTGCACTTTTCCGCCCCCCATCACCACCCTTCCGTTGGATGGTGAACGAAGGTCCAAGCTCAACGACAGTCCTTGATTTCCTGATAGCAAAGTCATATTGCATCAGTGAATCAACAACATTCTCCATGGACGCAAACATGATCTTCTTACGTTTGGTATCCCGCTTATCCCACTCGGATATACATAAGATATCAGGCTTCGTACCATGACCGAGTAATGCATGCTCGACGAGTATCCGCTTGTTTTTATTCAGGGGTTCGAGTATATCGGGATTGAAAAGTTTTTTTTCCTCGCATCGCTCCTTGAGTAGGTCTGAAATACATTCCAAGTCGGGAAGTTTGGTTACCAGGTTGTCGACCGTTCCTCTCGATATTTGTTGAAACTGACCAGCCTTACTCTTTTTTACTTGGATACCTATGTCACCATTCGTCAGATCTATCTTACTTCGTCTGTCTTCATTTATTCGAAAGGTATTCCCTATATATGACGCAACCCATTGCTCTTCATTATAACCCCTCTTGGCGGTACTAGCGTTTGGTCGTTTCTGTGAAAGATACACTAGATTCAGTGCACCCTGCAGTACATCCATGTTTTACATACCGATCTGGTTAGACTTAGGTATCTTTTTTCCCATTGTACTCGTGTTAACAGGGCGATCAATTGGTCGAGCCGTTGATTCTATATCCTGTATGTATCCAATATACTGGGAGACACCTGTTTGGATCTGAGCCATGGCAGTCTGGATGACAATACCATTTAACGACTTCACTTGAGATTGTACACGGTTGTTATGGTCTCCAGCATTATTGATAAATACAACACGCATGATGGCGAAGAGGTCGTCTGGGTTTTGGTAATCAATTGATATCCCAGTCTTATCCTTGAAAGTCTGACGAATACCCCTCTGAAGAAGTTTTGTATTGAACTCTGAAAAGAACAAAGTGTTCAGGGGAGTCGAGCATTGCTGGATAGATCGAGCTTCCATTTTATATATGTCTCGAAAAAAAAACTATTCGTAAATATTAAACGATGATGTTTGCTGACTTTGACGAAGCCTACGCACCTACCATCAACAACATAAATCCAGAACCCGTGTGTAAGTCAGGTGAATGCTTCGTCGGTTCTTACCCTCCCATAACACCACCAGGTGAGGTTGGTCCTTTCTACACGAACACTTACCTTTTGCAGTCTGACCGCCGTAAGGAGGTCGCTGGACCCGTTCCCGTCCGTAGTCGCGATTTCAAGTAAGTTAAAAATAGTATAAGTATGTTAGATAGATGAGAGTCACTAAGCGTTCCGGTCATATTGAAGACACCAAATTTGACAAGGTCACCAATAGGATTTCAACGCTCACAGAAGGACTTTCTGAACAAGTAGACTGTTCAAAGGTTGCTCAACAGGTGTTTTCGTCTATGTATGATGGTATCACCACACACGAAATAGACACAGTGTCTGCCGAGATTTGTATCGGTATGATCACTTCGGACCCAGATTATGAAACCCTTGCCACTCGTATCGTTGCCAGTAATATCCAGAAGACTGCCCCAAAAAATTTACACATTGCCATGAAGAAACTACATGCAGCTGGTATTATCACGGCTGAAGTACTCGAAGTAGCTGCCCAGGTGAAGGATCAGATCGTGAAAGAGCGTGATTTCGATTTCGGGTATTTTGGCCTGAAGACTCTCGAAAAGAGTTATCTTCAGAGGGCCGATGATAAGGTAATTGAAACACCCCAATACATGTTCATGCGTGTATCGATCGGTATTCATGGACGAGACATTCCAGCTGTTATCGAAACGTATGACATGATGTCACAGGGTAAATTCATTCACGCAACCCCTACCCTGTTCAACGCTGGTACACCTCGACCACAGATGTCATCGTGTTTCCTGATCGCGAACAAGGAGGATTCGATTGATGGTATTTACAGTACACTCACTGAATGTGCACAAATTAGTAAATGGGCAGGTGGTATCGGTATGCATATCCACGATATTAGATCCAATAAGTCTCGTATCCGTGGGACCAATGGGCATTCCGATGGTATCATCCCAATGCTTCGCGTATTCAACGCCACGGCACGCTATGTCAACCAAGCTGGTCGTCGCAAGGGGTCTATTGCGGTATACCTGGAACCATGGCACGCCGATATCATGGATTTCTTGGAACTTCGTCTCAATCAGGGTGATGATGAGGCTAGGTGTCGTGACCTATTTTCTGGTCTATGGATACCAGATCTTTTTATGAAGAGAGTAGAGGAAAATGGTAACTGGTCCCTCTTCTGCCCCGATAAGGCACCTGGTCTATCAGATTGTTATGGTGAAGCGTTTGAAACATTGTACACCAAGTATGAAGAGGAAGGACTCGCGAATGCGACTGTTCCCGCCACTGATGTATGGAAGGCGATCCTAAAGTCTCAGACAGAGACTGGTACACCCTATATGCTTTACAAGGATGCTTGTAACGAGAAGAGTAACCAGAAGAACCTGGGAGTGATTAAGAGTTCAAATTTGTGTACCGAAATTATAGAGTACACCAACAAGGACGAGACTTCTGTGTGTAACTTGGCCTCGATCGCCCTTCCCAAGTATGTCAACAGGGAGGCGAAAACGTTTGACTACGAGAAGCTCCATGAGGTCACTAAAATTGTCACGAAGAATCTGAACCGTGTCATCGATCGTAACTTTTACCCCGTAGAGACTGCTCGACGTTCTAACATTAAACATAGACCTATCGGTCTCGGTGTACAGGGTCTGGCTGACGTGTTTAACCTATGTGGTCTTCCATTTGAGTGTGAAGAGTCTCGTCTCATGAACGTCTATATATTTGAGACTATGTACCATGCAGCTCTGGAGGCGAGTTCTGAATTAGCTGAGGTCGACGGTTCCTATGAAAGTTTCGAGGGGTCTCCAGCTTCTAAGGGTATTCTTCAACCCGATATGTGGGAAGGTGAGACCAAGTTCAGTGGGCGTTACGATTGGGACGCTATGCGTGAACGTGTCAAAACAAAGGGACTTAGGAACAGTCTCCTCCTGGCACCCATGCCGACGGCCTCTACGGCTCAGATCTTGGGTAACAATGAATGCTTCGAACCGTATACCACAAACATTTACCTTCGACGTACATTGGCGGGTGAGTTTGTCGTCGTCAACAAACATCTCGTCTATGCTCTCAAGAAGGTTGGTCTCTGGTCCAAGGATATGAAGGATCTCATGGTCAAGGCTGGTGGTTCCATACAGAATATCATCGATATTCCCGACGATATCAAAAAATTATACAAAACAGTATGGGAAATTAGTCAGAAATGTATCATCGATATGGCAGCTGACCGTGGACGGTTCATCGACCAGTCGCAGTCCATGAATCTGTTTATGGAAAGTCCTACCATGTCTAAACTTTCTTCGATGCACATGTATGCGTGGAAGTCTGGTCTAAAAACGGGTATGTATTATCTCCGCTCAAAGGCTAAGGCTCGCCCTATCCAGTTCAGTCTCGAGCCAGACTGCGTCGCATGTTCTGCTTAAAGTTTACGGAGTACAATAAGATATACCATGGTGATCAAGTTCGACCAAGTACTCGAGGATATTAAGATTCTCGATTATAATAACCGAAAGATCGTACTCTCCACACAAAAGAGCGAACCCGTTCGTTTTCAAATTCCAAAGATGTATATGCCCTTCGGTATTTCTGGTTTTACTCCTGAGATTGGGAATAAAAAATGGAATATCGATTTCTCAATGAGAGGTTTCGATGAAAGTGACAGTAACATCAAGCGATGCTATGAAGTTCTTGTACAGATCGAAGATAAAATCATTAATAACGTAGCGGAACAAAGTGAAGTAATCTTCGGGAAGAAGATGACATATGAAGAGCTTCGACCACTCTTCAACTCTAACATCAAAGAGACACCTGGACGAGAACCAAAATTTCGTGTAAAGGTTGATACAGATTTCGACGGTAAAATTAAACCATTGGTTTACGATCAAGAAAAAAAAGACATTAGGTGTGTGGCGGATGACGGACTTCATTCACGAACTACAGGATCGGCCATTGTTGAACTTAATAGCGTGTACTTCATGAATAAGAAATTTGGTTGTACCTGGAAATTATACCAGTTAATGGTTTCTGATATTCAACGCCTCAAAGGCTTTCAGATCATGCTCGATGATTGAGCAACAATATATGATAAATACCTTGAGCATCTTTTAATATTTTTCCCTGAAGCCTTATGAATGATTTCGGATTGACCCCAGCCTTGATCTTCGCCATTCGTACGGATTCATCCCATAACGCAAGTGTCATTATTACTTATTACATCTTTTTTATTTTCTTCTCGTACTCCTTGGATCCAACCATGGGTTGAAGCTTGAATCCATTCTTCACAGGCTTGAACACTTTCGTCATCGCCTTCTTTCCCTCACGCTTCATTCGATCTAACGCGGCACAAGAAGCCGCCTTACTCCGAATGTTTCCAGCTTTATCCTGCATCAAATCACTCTTTTTGAGACCACCTGAAGTTTTCATAGCGGTTTTGTGGAACACTTCCGCGCGGCTACCAATAGTCTTCATCATTTATATTACGCACGGAAAATCTTTTTGATATCGAGAATTGAGATTGTGCTTTTTCTCTCCTTTACCGGAATCTGATCTTCGATGCGTTTATCATGTAACACTTCTGCACATATTGTCGACTTGTGACCCTGGAGTGCCATCATACCTTCCTCGACTGAATTTTCGTAGACAAATTTCTTTACATACACAGTCTTCGTCTGACCACTTCGATGACATCGACCAACTGCTTGGAGTTCAGTCGCCGGATTCCACGAAGGTGCTGTAATATAGACACGAGTCGCTTCTTGAAGATTTAGACCCTGTCCACCTGACTTGATCTGAATAATCAACACGGCGTTACTCTCTGCCTGTTTGAAAAGGCGTATCTGGTCGAGTCGACCATCTTTAGACACAGACCCATCAATCCTGAACACTGGACCATTGATGTTTTTTTGAATATGGTTCATCTCTCCGGTGAATTGGCAGAAGATCAGTGCCTTTTCGTCTGGGTGTCCCTCTACCATTCGGAGTAGAGTATCCATCTTATTTGATTTACCAACCCATAATTCGGGTTCAGTCTCTGCCTTCTTGGCGACACCGTCGTAGTACATCTGTGGCCATATGCAACACTGCCTAGCTCGGAGAAGACACTCCAACAGTTCCATGTTTTTTGAACTGATATTGGTAGTCGTTTTGAAAATTTCCTTGATCGTCTCTTGTGCATCTTCGAATACATATTCGTAAAGTCTACGCTCCTCCTTGTGCATCGTCAGTTCGACATTCTCAAAGTGACATTCCGGGATGTCGATCATGTCAAGATCCTGTTTCGTACGCCGAAGGATGTAGATGTCCTTGACCTTATTTGACATCCCCTGAACCAACACTCGTGGAATACCAACGAATTCGCATAACGATATAAAGTCGTTCATCGAGTTGAAGACTGGTGTCCCCGTGACAGCCCATCGAATGTCAGAACGGAGAGCATTCACAGTCTTGAAGAGTTTAGAGTTCCTGTTTCTGATTTCGTGTGCTTCGTCGAGAATGATTCGGTCCCAGTGTACTCTATGAAGCCTCGACCCCATTCTTACCACTGAATACGGTGCAACGACGATATCGACAAGGCTGATATCAGTCGAATCACGTGCAGGTCCATCCCAAGCCACACACGTGAGTGATGGTGCAAACCTGGTAATCTCTTCAACCCACTGGGTGACGATTGATTTTGGAACAACAATCAATGTCTTTCTCTTCTTATTTCCCAACATTGTCGCGATCAACTGGACCGTCTTACCGAGTCCCATTTCATCACAAAGGAAACCACCCTTGGGTTTACCGATGTTGTTTTCCATAGTCAACATCCACATGACACCTTCTTGCTGATAGGGGGCATAGAGCCTAGCAGCAAGAAGAGACTTCGCGTTATTGTAAAGTTGTTCAATCATTTTTTACTTTCCGATGTAAAGTCAATTACTTAGGTACTCATCTTCAGACATTTCCATGATTTCACAGACGGGTGGGGGTACTTCCTTTTTCTTTCGTGTCTTCTTCTCCTTCGGTTTGGGTAGTTCATCGATATGTTCCCTAAAATAAAGCACCTTCTCCCAAAAGGCACGCATGACTGGGAGATTTGTTTTCCACCATTCCCTATCTCGGGGTATATTGACGACATCAAACTCTTCTGGTGCTGGCCAGTTAGTTTCAGCTGGCTTATACTGGATGAAGTCTGCGGATTCAAGATCTAGAATTTCCATACAGAGTTGAAGCTGTGGCATGTAATGTTCCGGTACCTCACCCGGAATGATCTTACGGAGTGGTGGACATTTAATCTCTACGAGCTTTCCGGATTCAGTCACACCATCGGGGCTTCCACCAAGCCAGTCTTCGACAGGGTGTGGACAGAGACCAAGTTCGTGTACAACTTCTCCATGACGTTCTTCATAAAGTATACGAGCTTCGTCTTCGTACTTTTCACCGTGACGGGTTGCCTCGTTCCCCATAAACTTTTCACCAAGTCCACACTTCTTTAAGAGAAGACCCGCAGGTGTTTCATATTTGTTCACGCCTATGGCCGTCGCGGCATCACTCGCTGTCAACATCTTACCACGGAGGGCGAGCCACTCATCAGACTTTTGAGCAGCATATTCCCGTCCTAAAGCAGCCTTGACGTTGGGGTGCATTGTCTTATACTAGTTAAAGTTCATGTTTTTAAGTTGAATTACTTAGGCGGGTAGAAATAGGCTTGTGCGGCATTCTGCTCTGCTTGTTTTTTACTTTTAGCAAACCCTCTTCCCAAAAATACCCCATCCACATAGACATCAATCACGAAGATTCCATTGTCATGTGTAGTTACTCTATACTCTGGTAACGTGAGACCATTTGTTTGACAGTACCGCATCAGGTGATCCTTGTAGTTATCATCCACCATGATCAACTCTAGGTCGATAAATTTAGGATTTTCGTAGATGCGTAAAATAAACTGCTTTGCATGAGCGAGTCCAAGATCCATGTAAATCGCACCGATGAGAGCTTCGAATACATCTTCTAAAATTTTTGGATTATGATTCCAACCATTTCGCATACCTTTCTCATCCATCAAAACCCAATCATGGAGTCCTAATTTACAAGCAATCGATGCGAGGGTCTCACTTCTCACCAACTTTGTTCGAGCCTTGGTCAAGAAACCTTCTTGTCTATTTTCGTGTTTGTCAAATAAAAATTTAGTAATCACAAACCCTAAAACAGAATCACCCATGAATTCTAGAGTTTCGAATGAATCATTTAGAGTATCATACTCTTTGATGGCGGACTTGTGTGTAAAAGCTTTCTGGTACAAAGTTAAGTTATTAATCTTTGTACCAATAAGGTCTTCGATTTTGGACTGATCGATATTCATTTATATATTGAAGTGTTTACGCTTTATCCTCCTTTACGTAGTGAGGACTCAGGAATTTCTGAAGGTTAAGATAAGTTACCTGGGTTTCGCCGGGTTGAAGAAGTTCCTTGAGCTTATCATCCATAACAAGGACACGACCGTTTTCTGGGTGCTTGAGACCCTTCTCGGTGATATACTTGTTGATCGACTTAGTCACTTCACTTCGCGAAACAAGTTCGGTCTTCTCGAGTCCTAGGAAGGTCGCGAGTTTTTCGGTGATCTTCTGTTTGCGGTTGAAGCCGTTGTTTTCAGCACGCTTTTTAGCCTTCTCGCCGTCGGGATCCTCCTGCTTAGCCTTAATCTTCCGAACAATTTTAGTCAGAGATTTAAGCTCGGAACGAATGGCAGTGAGATCAGCAGCAATACAGTCGAGAGACATTATATACAACTTAGGCAGTAACTCTTTAAGTAATTAAAACAATGCAAGTGTACTCGCAAGTGTTAATATGCAGAGTATAATACCAATCCATAACAGAATCTGACGATTATCAACTTCCGTAGAAGAATACTTGTCAACAATTCCATATGGTTCGCGAGGTGAAACACCAGAGCATTGTCCTGGACAGCCACCATCGCAACAGCTCGCGTCACACATGAAAATACTATCACCCCGTCTATATCCACACATCTGTTTGTGTCGTGGGTTGTTTTCACTCAGGAGGGCATAACACTTACATGTCTCTGTCGTCATACACGAATCCCTGGCACAGTTCATTTTTATATGTGTAGATTATAATATGGATAAGTACGTCTATAGCGAAGCCACGTTACAGAAGTTTATGAAAACTAATTTATTCTTCAATGACACCATATTGGAAAAATACTATGAACAAGGTGATGTCAAGTCCTTTCGTGCAAGGGTTCTACGGGTACACAAACAGGATTCATTCGAGAAGATGCTATATGCATTCGTGACAGATCTTTCAAGAGATATCATTCTCAAAATGGTGGGTGAAATCACAACCTATATGCGTCCCATGGGTGACATAATCATTTCTGGTGGAGAAGCGTATAATTACTATGTCGACAAGGGTAGTCGTATTGTCACGAGTGATATCGATACAAAGTTCGTACCAAGAATGGTATATGATGCGAAATATTTTGGAAAACTTCAAGGTATGAAACTTTTATTGTGGAACAGACTTGGAGAAATATGTATCAAGTTTCAGGATGTCGTTCGTACACGATTATCCGCGAATTCAAAACTTGCATCCTTTATAGGATTCAACCCTTCTAATAAATACCCACTTGTCACGAGAAGGTATACACTCATAAAGAAAAAGAAAGAATCCGCTGGGTCGACTATCACCGCGGGTGATGTCCTCATAGATGTTGAATTGTTCGCCCTTGACCTGAATATTCGATCCTTCTCTATCGATTCGGGTAAAATAGAAGAGCGTGTACTCGGTGGGTTTCTTGATATACCATTCATGCGTCCAGGTGAATTTGGATACGAGATCATAGATACGAAACGAATCGGTGTAACATATATGAATCAACAAAGTAAAAAACTCGTGACCGATAAGAACATATACATCGCAGGTAAGAAGTTTCTAGTCGATGACATTTACCTCATGCAAAAGCTCGGTCTTCGACCCGAAAAGAAGATCAAGGACAAGCAACGTATGCGTGGACTCGTGAAAATGATCACAGGGGACGCCAAAACATCGGATGGTATCGATAAACTGTTCAAGAGGGTTCAGTATACACGGTTTACACCCAGACGAACGTCTAAACTCGACGGTCGAGTGAACATGACAGAAGCGGGGAAAGTAAACCCAATGAAGTACGTGAAATATACAACAGAACCATCGATCGATTCATTGTCTAGAAAACTGTTATACGGTGTTAAAACGTCTTCTAATGATCTCAAAGTCACTGGATTTAGGCCTACAAATGGAAATATGCGAGTTAATCTCGATACATTGAAATGGGTCGAAAACAAAAACAATTCATACATCGGTAACCAATATTCATTGAGACCCACAAACACCAGGAACGTATCGAGTGATGTACTCAAAAATCCCCCATTGTATGGTTATAATCCTAAACGCGATGCATGGGTCTCTACAACAGTATTGAAACGTTCTGCCTTAATACCTGTCATTGGTTTAAAGAAATGAAAGACTATTGTAGTATAAACGATGTTCTATTCCACACCTGTCAAAAATGACGATGGTCTCTATGTTGTCAAGGCATACACTGATGAAAGGAAAAAGTATTTTGTACAGGTGAAAGGTAAGGCGACCCATGACGATGGGGAAGTCTCTTTCACTCTTGATGATGTCTCCAAAATCCAGAACATCGATGATGGGAATATCGAAGCCGCTAAATTGAATGCCAAAGAATGGTTCGGTAAACAAGTCAACGATCTTACCCTCGAACGATCCTACACCAGGAGTCTCGTAGATACCCAGGTCACCACGGATGTCATCAAGGCGACGAAGGTTTTTGATGCTACTAAGCAAGTTGTCGCAGTTGATACTCTCACACCAGGTTCGGAATGTACAGGACTTATCGAGTTTGCTGGATTGTGGTTCGCCAAGAAATCGTTCGGTCCAATCTGGAATATTGTCCAGGTCAAGGTTCATCCAGTCCCTGAAACCGAACCTGAGCCCGAGCCTGAGCCCGAGCCTGAGCCCGAGCCCGAGCCTGAAGTCAAACCTGAAGATGATTACCCAGACGAATACGCAATCGAGGACGACCAGTAAAAAAAAATTGTAGACATATATAAAATGAAGAAGGCTTTCGCCATGCGTAATGTTGTCATGTTGGTCGCGATCGGTGCGGTCGTGTACCTTCTGTTCAACATGAACAAGACAACCTCTACCTACAGTATCCAGGAACGCATGTATGCCCCCGTTGAGGCGTCCCCCGAAAAGCTCGCGATGACGAAGGGTACGGGTCTCGCATCCTCTCTCCTCCCCCGTGAGGTTGCGTCCCAGGACGACTTCGGTGAGTTTGCCCCCGAAGATATTCTCAAGGGACAAAACTTCCTTGAACCCCGCCAGCAAGTTGGCATGCCCGAAACTGTTGGCGGTGCCCTCCGTAACGCGAACCAACAGATCCGAGCCGAACCCCCCGTCCCCAAAAATGTATTCGTGTGGAACAACTCGACGATCACACCTGATATGATGCAGCGTGGTCTCTGTGCTTAAAGATTATATACTATAGAAAAATAAATGAGTGAAGTTACAACCGAATTAGCTGCGAACATTGCTAAGTTGGTTGATCTCTCTAAACAATTGAAAGAGGCTAGATCTGATATTAAGGTCTTAAGTCAGGCTGAGAAGCAACTCAAGGAATTTGTCAAGACAAATATGATGACACAGGGTATCGATACTATTAACCTCCGAAAGGGTGGAGCGGTTGTTATTCGTACATCGAATCGAAAATCAGGTATGACGAAGGATACTGTCAGAAATGGTCTAGATACATTTTTTGGTGGAAATGAAGCCCAAGTTGAGGGTGCAATGAATGCTATTCAAGATACTCTACAAACCAAGGAAACTGTCTCAATTGCCATCACAGGTATAAAGAAGACAGGCGACAAATAAATAAGTAATTGACTATGGTTTGGAGCCAATATGTATACGAAGCAACCGTCGATCTCGACTCCTATGGGAGTGGTGATGATGACGATGCTCATGAACACACTCCTCTGAATATTGAAGACTGGGAAGTTGAATATTCAGATGAACTCACATTTATGTGGAACACTATGAATACGTTGCTCTATGACGCACATCGTCAACACTCTGGGAAGTTTTGTGATTTTGTTGAATTTTGTTATGTGGAACACTGTGACTATACTGGATGTACGGATATTTTACACGAAGGTGAAGTGTATTATATATGGAAGAATCTCAGGAGGATTATCAACACCAATAGACTACACGAAGAAATGATGCGCGGTGCAACCTTCTATCATTTCAACGAGTTTGTAGAAAATTATATGTGTGTATATTAAACCAATATGCTGTCTGCGATCACTTCCCAGAAAGTTGCCATCCCCGCTGCCCTTTTTTTGACCCTAAGCCCAGGCGTTCTCCTCACCACGTCGGGACGCAATGTCAGATTCATGAACGGGAAAACTGGGCAAATGGCTGTCGCCTTCCACGGTCTCGTGTTCTTCCTGTTCTATTCGCTGATCGCCAAGGCTCTCGGTCTCGTCCTCACCAAGACCGATATCCTCGTGACCACCGCATTGTTCCTGGCTCTCAGCCCCGGTATGCTTCTGACACTCCCCCCCGGATCGGGTGGTGTATTCACGTCGGGGCAGACCAGTGTGCCCGCGGCCCTGACACACACGGTTGTTTTCGCTGTCGTGTTCGCGTTACTTCGCAAGCAATTTCCTACTTTCTATTAAATAGGAGAATGAAGTACCTCGTGCTCGGACCAGCATCGATGGGTATATATGCCTTTATAGGGCGACTCAAATCCATGGGTAAGAGTATGGATACTGTACAGGAAATATCGGGTTCTTCCGCAGGTTCGATTCTAGCTCTCTTTTGGGCAACAGGTATGACAGTTGATGACATGTTAGATGTTTGTATGAATGTCGAAATCTCTGATTTTGTTAAATTAAATATCGGTACCTTCTTTAACAAATTTGGCTTTGTTGAAACGGAACCCATACGTAACAAACTTGTAGATATATGTGGGTGTGACCCAACATTTCGCGAACTAAAAAGAAAAATATATGTATCCGCATTTTGTTTGAATACATCGACGACTGAATATTTTTCAGTTGATACACACCCAGATATGAAAGTTATAGACGCCGTGTGTATGAGTATCGCTATACCGATGATCTTTGCATCTTCGGAATATAATGGACATACGTATGTCGATGGTGGAACCGTAGAAGAATACCCGATGAACCCATTTGTCGACAAGAAGCCTCACGAAGTTACCTGCGTTAAATTAGTTATGGATCATATTTATAAGGAAACATTGGATACTCCGAAGGATTTTTTGGAAGCTCTTATACGGTCAACATTGAGAAATAGGATACAATACGAGGAAAAATGTAATATGGTACTCGTGAATGTGGGTGACGCCGATATTTTCGACTTCAATATATCATACGAAGAAAAAATTAGACTCATGAACATTGGGTACATTCAGAAAAAATAATGTATATCAATATTAATATGGAGACGGTGTGTAATCCTTCTATTAATACTGAAAACTTGAAGAAGTTTCTGAAGATTAATACAGGTGTTGATATAAAACTTTCCAGGGAAGATCTATGTGATGCATATGCTCATATAGAGTCAGGTAAGCTCCCCCTCCCCCCGTTAATCCTTACACGTGACCGAACATATCTCATCGATAAAAGGTCACCCCTTTCACAACGTGATTACAGTATTTTCTTTTCGTCGAGCGTTTTACGTAAAGATCTTGTACGTATCGCACGGAAAGTGGACATCAAGAAAATTGATAATCTGACGAAGGATGGGTTGATTGAAGGAATTGGTAATCGTCTATCCACTATGGGTATACGAGAACCTATACAAGTCGGGAAAAAACGACTTTCTCCAATTCAACGCGTTGTTGATGAACCCATGAATACTACTAATCAGTTGAATGTGAATGTGAACAATCAATCGAATGTGAATGTGAACAATCAATCGAATGTGAATGTGAA